TCAGTTACAGTTTCATCAGTTACAGTTTCATCAGTTACAGTTTTATCAGTTTCAGTTTCATCATTACTTTTACTTGGTCTTGGGCTATTTTCTTGTTTTAATTCTATTTTTTCACCACCATCTTTATCAGAAAAGGGATCTTTATCAATAAAAATTTTTTTACCGTCAACCGCAAATTCTTTTATTAATCCGTCATAATAAGAACCATGTTCGTCTTTTTCTGGAATTTCTCCACTTGCAAATCCCAACCAACTTAATACCCCATCTTGGCTTGTTTCTTTGGTAATTTTAAATGATTTACCTGATTCATGTTCGCAGTCAATAAAATACGTTTGGATGTTTTCATCATTTTCACCAACGTAAATATAAAAACCTATATTAGGATTTTGATTAAAGCTATCGTGACGATATGATTGTAATTTAATATTTGTTATATTATCAAAATGGGCTCCAACAAGTAAATTGTTAGCAAATCCTATACTAATTCTTGGTGAATTATAAGTTAAATTTTCCATCATCATTCCACTAAAATTAAAGCTTAACAATTCTTTAAAATTTTTCTCTTCATTGTGCATTTCTTGAAATATATTATGTTTTTTATCAAATTTAAAATCCTTTCCTTTATCAATAAATTTTTCAACTAATTCATATAATTCTTCTCTTTCTTCTGGTTCCATTTTTTTTAAAACTGTTGTTGCATAAAAATGGTCTTTAAAACCTTCATTTTCCATATTAGCTTGGTAATTTGGATTTCCAAATAACATATCTAACATTTGAGGTTCTGTACCTTTTTTACATAAATGATCGAATAAACCTAAAAATTTTCTTCCAATAGGATTTTCATACATTACTTTTTGTAATTTACATGGTTCTGTGTTCATTGCAATGATATCTATATCTTCTTCTAATTGTTTTCCCACACCATCACCATGATGATGAGAATGACCTTGTTTAAACATTTAATATTATATATAATATTGTAATATTAAATTTACCAATTTGTTTTCTTAACATTAATATTAGCTCCTTTATTTTTCTTTTTATGATTATTTGGGTCATATGCTTCATCTTCATCATCCGAGCCAAGATTTTTACTAATTTCCCAAAACTCTTTCGAACCTAATTTGAAGGGTCCATGGTTTTCAGCTTTATACCAAAAAATTTGGTCGGTTAATTTATTAGATTTTGCATTATTATTAATAACCAAACATTCATAGTTCTCAGTAGTATTATCCATAACCGCACAAAAACTTTCTAAAGTAGGAAACATAGATGCATAATTTTCCCATATACGCTTTCTATTTGTTAAATATGGTTCTCGCAATATAAATACATAATCAATATTTGTACGTAAATTAGGTGGTATACCAAGAGGATATTGCATTGTAATAATCAACATGATCTTCCAATGACGCCCATTCATAAAAAGCAAACGCATCATTTTATCACGAGTCCAACTTTGGTCGTATAAACAATCATCCATAATAACAAATGCTCTTGGGTCAATAGTAGTTTTTTTATATGTTTCAACTTCCTTTTTCATTTGTTTTAAAACAGTTTTTTGACGTCTTAAAATATTTTCAATAAGAACCGTATTATATTCATCATGAATAAAAAGTTTAGGTACATGTTCTTTGTAAAAACCATTACCAGCTTCAGTACCTGAAATAACGGTACCAATAGGAATATCTTGATGATAATATAATAAATCTCTTACTAAAAATGTTTTACCAGTATCACGCCTTCCAATGAGAACTATAACAGGTCCTTTATTTTCATGAACTTTAAATGTAATATCTCTCATGTTAAATCTTTTTAGTTCCAAAGTCATTTGAATAGTATATATATATTTTTAACAAATAATGGACGAACCCGTTTATATTTTACATTTTTAATGTTTTTGTTGATTATAAATGGGAGACAGTGAAAAATTCCAGCTATCATATTCACTTTTAGAGAACTTAGAATTAGATAAAATGAAAAATCAATTTGTAGCAACAGAAGAAGATAAAAATATAGATTATAATCCATTTAATGATGTTAGTTTATCAAACTATAATCCAACATATTCTGTTTTTTTTAATATGGATGAAACAAATTACGACAAAATTGGATTTAATAACAAATATCAAATGATAAATTTAGAAACAGTGAAAAATATGAATACAATGGAAAATGAAAAAAAAGATATATTTATTAAATTTTCGCCTTTATTAGACCCTATTAGATATATGATTGGTAAATACGATGTTAATAATAATAATATCAGGACTTTGCCTAAATATAATAATGAAAACGTTCATGAAAAAATAGAATCTGTAAATAATTCTTCATATGTTGACAACTTTTTCAGTTTTTTGTCTAGTAAGTTATTACATCATAATAGTTTTTCAAACGGTATTGATTATTTTGGTTCCTTTTTGACAGTTCAAGATAAATATAAAATGAATGTAAGCGATGATTTTGAGTATTTGGGTGATTCTAGCTTTTTTTCAGATCATTTGAATAAATTATTTAGTATAAGCAGATTTGATTTATTTAAACAACATATGAATTATTCTAGAACAAATCGTAATAAACTAAATATTTCAGAAAGTAATGCAGATTATGATTGTGATATTATTCCATTAGAAGAAGTTGCTGTTTTATCGGATGAAATAGTTATCAGTGATTTAGAAGAAATATATACAAAAGATGAAAAGCAAAGTAATACAAGTGATGAAGATGATGATAGCGAAGAAGACGATGAAGATGCAAATGATAGTAGTGAAGAAGATAATGAAGAAGACAGTGATGAAGATAGTGAAGATGATGATGATGAATCTGAAGAATCCATAGAAGAAAATATTTTTGCATATATAAATAATTTTCCAGTGCAAATGATTTGTTTAGAAAAATGTGATGGTACAATTGATGAATTGTTTGAAAATGGAGAAATTAATGAAGAAAATGGTTCAGCAGCATTATTACAAATAATTATGACTCTAATTACATATCAAAAAGCATTTCATTTTACACATAATGATTTACATACTAATAATATTGTTTACAAATTAACAGATGAAGAATTTATTTATTATAAATACAATAATAATTACTATAAAGTACCTACTTATGGTAAAATATTTAAAATAATCGACTTTGGTAGAAGCATTTATAAATATAAAGGGAAAATATTCTGTAGTGATAGTTTTAAAACAGGCGGAGATGCAGCCACACAATATAATTGTGAACCATTTTATAATAAAAATAAACCACGTATAGAGCCAAATATGAGTTTCGATTTATGTCGTCTTGGTTGCTCTATTTATGATTTTATAATTGATGAAGAAGAATATGAAGATATGGATGAATTACAAAAAACAGTATATAGATGGTGTACTGATGATAAAAATTTGAATATTTTGTATAAAAAAAATGGTAGCGAAAGATATCCAGATTTTAAATTATATAAAATGATTGCACGAACCGTTCATAAACATATTCCTGAAAAACAATTGGAATTTGATTTTTTTAGTCAATATTTAATACAAATAATTGAAGAAAATACACATATTATTGATATTGACAAAGTCGAAAAATATTCAAACTAATTATTTAAAAATATTCATTTATTTATAATTAAATATATGAATGAAGAAAAGCAAAATATACCTATGAAAGTATCATTGTTAAGTTCTTCTTTATCGGGTTCAATGCATATATTATTAGGATATCCTTTTGATACAATTAAAACTCTTCGTCAAAGTGGTTCATATATCAGTATTAAAGATTTAGGTTATAAACGTTTATTTAAAGGTATAAAATATCCATTAATACAACACTCTATTATCAATTCCACTTGTTTTGGATTAAATAATTATTTTTTAAATAAAATGGAAAATAAAAATATGAGTCATTTATTAACAGCTGTTACAAGTACAATTATATTAACACCTTTAGATAAATTTAAAATAATGTCACAATATAATTCGCAATATACTATATCTATGAAAAATATAGTAAATTCATATAAAAATTTTCATATTGTATGTGCTTGTGAAATACCATCCACTTTTTTATATTTTTTAAGTTATCGAAAATTAAAAGAATATGGATTCCCAATTTTTATTTCAGGAGGATTAGCTGGAATGAGCTCATGGATATTTACTTATCCAATAGATACAATTAAAACGCGAATGCAAAATGAGTCTTGTAATTCTATAAAACAAGCAATGAAACAAGGTGGTTTATATAATGGTTTAATTATATGTTTATTCAGATCTTTTTTTGTTAATGGTGTTAATTTTTATTGTTATGATAAAATATGTGATTTACTTAAAAACTAAAACTCGGGTTCTCCAGTAAATACTTCAGTAGGTCCAACTACTTCTTCACCCATTTGGAAAATTTCGCTCATTTTTCCGTCAAATTGAAAATACATTAAAATTGGAATAAAACTGCAAACAAATACTACAATGGTATCACGAACAATTAATTTCAAAGGTTTTGGTTGTTTATCAAAATATTTCATTTCAACGGCCTTTATTATAAAAAATACGACACTAATGATAAAAGACAAGAAAAATATTTTTTCCATTATAAAGAAACATTAAATAAATATATTTAATGTTTAACGAATTAAGCTAAAACTTCAACATCATCTAATACTAAATTATCATTTATTGGTAAATCATTATTAATATCCAAAATATCTAAACTACCTAAATT